AAAAGCAGCAATAAGCCCAGCGCCAAGCGTGGCAGCTGCGGTTGCTGGCGGTTACACAAGTAACGCTGCCGGCGTAAGCATGATCGGCCAGTATTACAGTTATCAAGAAGGCGAAGCACGCAATCGCGCAATCAGCGTTCCGACAATTAACCGTGCGCGCGATCTCATGGCATCAGTCATTGGCTCAATGCCATTGCGAATGTACAACGAAATGTGGAATGGCGACGAAATGGAAAGCGTTTACATTGCTCCGCGCAGTTGGTTACGCCGACCAGACCCAAGCGTCAGTTTTCAATTTCTTATGAGCTGGACAATGGACGACCTCATGATGTTTGGACGTGCATTCTGGTACATCACCTCACGCACCGCTGACGGCTACCCTGCCACGTTCACTCGACTGCCAGCCGGCTCAATTACTACAACCGACATGGCTGGCCCTGTGTGGTTTGCGCCGTCGTCACAAGTGTATTTTCAAGGCGGAGAATTAGACCCAGCAAACCTTGTGCAATTCTTGTCTCCAGCCCAAGGCCTGATCTACTCGGCACCTGGAGCGATTGAAACCGCGCTAAAACTTGAAGCAGCGCGCAACCGTAACGCATCATCAAGCATCCCTGCTGGCGTACTTAAGCAAACTGGTGGCGAACCATTGAGCGCGCAAGAACTTGCTGATTTGGCAAGCGCGTTCAACGCCGCTCGAGCAACAAACCAAACCGCAGCGCTCAACGAATATTTGACATACACAGAAACAAACAGCACGCCAGACAAGATGCTGTTGATTGAGGCATCGCAATATCAGTCGCTTGAAATGTCTCGTTTGGCAAATGTTCCCCCATATTTGGTGGGCGTTGCTACTGGCGCTTACTCGTACCAGTCATCACAACAAGCGCGCGCCGATCTGTACTTGTTCGGTGTCAAGTTGTATGCCGACGCAATCGCTGGCGCGCTGTCAATGGACAACGTGCTACCGCGTGGCACCTATGTTGAGTTTGATGCCGACGAATACTTAGAAGAAAACTTTATGGCCGACCGCGCAGACGACGAAGTAATTGTTAGAGAAAACACACAAGAGGAGTTAGCAAGATGATCAAACTAATTGCAGGAGAGTTCACACTTGACGCCGCCAAAGGCGATGCACCACGACGCACAATCAGCGGAACCGCAGTCCCCTACAACGTGCCAGCAGTAGTTAGCGATGGCACAGCTGTGATCTTTCGCCCAGGCTCATTGCCAGTCGAGGGCAAAGCACCACGCCTATTTATGTACCACGACGCCAGCATGCCAGTAGGTGTAGTCACCGAGCGCGTGGATACCGAAGAAGGCATGTTGTTTAGCGCCAAAATCAGCGCGACAGCTCTTGGAAATGACGCTTTGGTCATGGCTATGGACGGCACCATTGATCAAGTGTCCGTAGGGATTAACGCCCTTAAGTTTTCGTACGACGAAGAAGGCACAATGATTATTGAAGAGGCTTCTTGGCAGGAGCTCAGTTTAGTTCCCATTGGCGCTTTTGGCGATATGGCGAACATCACCAAAGTCGCAGCGAGTATCCACCAAGAGCCCGAAGAAGTAGTGTTAAATGAAGAAGTAACCCCAGTAGAGGAGAAACCAGAAATGTCCGAAGTAAACGAAACCGCAGTCGAGGCAACCATCCCTACTGCACCAATTTTTGCACAAGCAAAACGTCAATTTGATTTGCCAACACCAGGCGAATATCTCGCAGCAATGCACATCGGCGGAGAATCATTCCGCAACGTTGCAGCAGCAGTAAACGACTACACCAAGTCAAAACAAACTGCACTACAAGCAGCCGCAGGTGACATCGCAACCACCAACACACCTGGTCTCTTGCCAGTTCCAGTTCTTGGCCCAGTATTTCAAGACCTGAACTTTATCCGCCCAGTTGTTAATGCAATTGGCGCACGCGCAATGCCGAACGGTGGAGCATCAAAAACTTTTATCCGTCCAACAATCACCACGCACACAAGCGTTGGCGCACAGGCTGCAGAGTTTGACGCGACATCAGCAACAACGATGGTTATCGCTGCAAACACGATCAGCAAAACCACTCTTGCCGGTCAGGTCACCTTGTCAGTACAGGACGTTGATTTCACCGACCCAGCAAGTCTCCAGATCGTATTGAATGACTTGCTCGGCGAATATCTCATCGCCTCGGACAACGTGGCAGCAGACGCAATTGTCGCTGGCGCAGCTGCATCAGGTGCAACCTGGACAGTAACCGCAAACGACCCATCATCATTGATCTCGGCAATTTACACCGCCGCTTACAACATGTTGCTTGACACCAACTTTTTGCCAGACCACATCTTCGTGGCTCCAGGAGTATGGCAAGCAATGGGCGCACAGTTGGACGCAGACAAGCGACCAGTATTCCCATACGTAGGAGCATCTGGCCTTATGGGCGTAAACGGAATGGGATCAGCAAACATCACGGTTGCAAACACATTCAACCCATTTGGCTTGAACCTTGTTGCAGACCGCAACTTTGCTTCAGGAACCATGGTGGTAGCACGCGCTCAAGCAATTGAGTTTTACGAGCAGATCCGTGGGCTCATGTCAGTTGAGTTGCCATCTACTTTGGGACGCAATTTCTCATACGCAGGCTACGTTTCAACGTTCATCGCAGACTCGACACAAGTACAAGCAATCACGGTTGCCTAGTAGAAAGGCGGCTTAACCGCCATGGCTACATACACGGTTACCAACAAGTACCTGATTGATAACTTTGCCGTACTGCAATTACTGACCCCCTCGGAAATTGCAGTCGGCAGTTCAATCACGGTTGCTGGAGTAGACGCAACATTTAATGGCACCTACACGGTGCGCGCATTGCCACAGTATTTGTTTTTGGGCATTGATACACAAGGCGACCTGCTATACGACTACGAATTGCCGATCGCTGATCAAGTGCTCTACGCCAAAACCGCTGACGACGTCGAGCGTGTCGCTGCGTCTGGCACCGTGTCCTATGCCCCAATTTGCACATGGGTAACAGCCTCAGACGTCATGACTTACCTTGGCATCACCATTGCCAACCCATCAGACGATTACACGTTGCTTACGCAATCCGTGTCGGCAGGCAACCAGTTTTGCTATCGCAGACGACAGGAGAGCTCGTATATCGACTCCCTAACGACTTCACCGAGCGGTGACGTCACTTTGGGCACGATCATGTATTGCGCCGCTCTATGGCGCTCCAGAGGGTCAATAGAGGCAACCTACGCCACGTTTGACGGCATGGGCTCGGCACCACAGCAAAGCCTGACCCCGATCGTCAAGCAGCTGCTTGGCATCCCACGTCCAGCGGTTGCCTAATGGCCTACACCGACCTGTTTAACGAAGCGATTGACGACGTCACCGCAACGCTGACGGCCGTGTCTGGACTCCGCGTAACAAATGACCCAACAAAGTTAATTCCTAATTCTGTTTATTTAGAAGCCCCAAGTTTTACAACATTTGCTGGTAACGGCAACGTGGTGCGCATGGAGTTTCCAATTAAAGTTATTGGCTCTGGGCCTGCAGGTCTGCCGGTACTTAGATCAATCTTGAGCATTGTGGCAAGCGTGCTTGGCTCATCAATAATCGTTATGAGTGGTCGTCCATCAAGCCTTGAAATAGGTGGCGCGCTATACCCGTGCTACGACCTTGAATGCGCTATCCAAGCCCAGACCTCGTAATCCACTACAAGCGAACATAAATAATCTAATATCAGAACAGAACTAAGGAGCATTAAATGGCAACATCAACTTACCTTTCAAACCCAGTCGTATTGATCGGCGCAACTAGCGCATCAACAACCGACATCACCGATATGGTTTCTGCATGCAGCCTCGTTGTCACCAAAGAGGCTCTTGAAGATACGGCGTTCGGTCAAAATTCCCGCACCATGACGGGGGGCCTCTACTCAAATAATTGCACATTGAGCATTTATGCCAGTTATGCAACAAGCGAGTCATATAGCGTTTTGTCGGCACTATTGGGCACCAAGTGTTATATCAAAGTCACTCCAGCGTCTGGTGCTAACACGGCAACAAATCCAGGGTTTGAACTAACCGACACGTTCATGAGTTCGCTACCAGTCGTAAACGCAAATTTGGGTGAGCTTTCAGTTTACGAGATAGAGCTACAAGGCGGCTCGTACACAGTTGATGTAA